CATTTAAGTTATGATCACCAGGAAAAACAAGAGTGGCAAGAAGCCTACCTAGCAGCAGTACAAGGACTTTCTAAAATAGAAAATCTTAAAAAGACCAAAACAAATATAGATTTCCCAGGCCATCACGCTCTAATATTTCAAAAAGCAGTATCTGCCTGGTGGATAGGAAGGTGTGATGAATCCCGAACACTATTTAGTGAGTTACTGCAATATTGGAAACTTGAAGATATGTTCACAGATGCATGTCATAAGGACCTTGCTAATATCGGAGGAGAGAGATATTTTAAGTTGATGTACACAAAAGAACTACACTCCAAACTACGATATAAGTTTAAAGATTCAGATAAGGTAGAAAAAAACTACTCTCAAGCATTTCAAGATATGTTCGTACTAACTATGTTAGACGGTAAGAGAGACGGAACCTACCTTGAAATAGGGTCAGCAGATCCATTCAGCGGTAACAATACAGCTCTACTAGAAACACAGTACGACTGGAAAGGATTATCTTTAGATGCTAAAGATACGGAAGTTGTAAAATTTAATGTTGACCGTAAGAATCCATGCATACTGCAGGATGCTACTAAAGCAGATTTTAACACTTTAATACAGGAGTATAACCTAGGAGAAACTATAGATTACCTGCAACTAGACGCAGAGCCGGCAGAAGTAACTTTTAATATTTTACTAAAGATACCGTTCTCTAAATATAAGTTCGCAGTTATAACTTATGAGCATGACTACTACGTAGATCGAACACTTAATTATAGAACAGCATCAAGAGAGTATCTAAAATCTCTAGGGTATATAATGGTGGTAGGCGATATTGCACCGGACATGAATTCTAGCTTTGAGGACTGGTGGATACATCCAGACTTAATAAAGCCAGAAATCCTGCAGAGCATGTTAAATACTACAGAAGGAACTAAGAAAGCAAATAGATATATGTTAGAGGGTGTACTTTAAAACTCCCATCTGTGTTTTTTAAAGGAGTTTGTACTAGCTGTCCTATTTATAACATATGGCCAATATTGCAATATACGACGGTACCTCACGGTTCTATCCCGGTAGCACTCCTTTTGGGTTCTACGATAATGATTATCAATTCCAAACAGATGCAGATAAGGTAGTAACCTTCTGTGCAAGAAGATTAGGATACCCTATAGAGAATATAGAATTACAGGATATAAACTTCTATGCAGCTTTTGAGGAAGCAGTAACAACTTACGGAAATGAGATCTATGCGTACAAAGTAAGACAAGACTATCTTTCATTAGAAGGAACATCAAGAACTACTACTACTCTAAACACAGACGTAATACAGCCAAACCTATCGTCTATCATAAGAATGTCTCAACAATACGGTGAAGAAGCTGGAGTTGGAGGAACAGTAACTTGGTACACAGGCTCTTTACTCCTCACACATAACAAGCAAGATTATGATCTTAACCAATGGGCTCAAGACTCTGCATCAATAAGCTCTACAGATAGAATAGAAATAAAAAGAGTATTCTATGAATCAACACCAGCAATAGTAAGATACTTTGACCCTTATGCAGGATCTGGATTAGGATTAAGTAATATGCTAGACCAATTCGGTTTTGGAGCTTCTGCACCTGCAGTAGACTATATGCTAATGCCTCTAAACTTCGACATACAAAGAATACAAGCTATTGAATTAAACGATGCAATAAGAAAATCACAATTCAGCTTTGAACTTGTTAACAACGTATTAAGAATCTTCCCAATTCCTAAAGAAGGAAAGTTGAGATTTGAATACATAAAGAACTCAGAAAGAAATTCAATAACAGCACCAGGAACATCTGGAGGAGTATCAAACGTATCGAACGTACCTTATAAAAACCCAACCTATACAGAAATCAATTCTATAGGCCGTCAATGGATCTTTGAATATACGCTCTCCATTGTTAAAGAGGTTCTAGGCTATGTTCGTGGTAAATATGGTACGATACCTATACCCGGGGCGGAAGTTACTCTAAACCATGCTGACCTTATCACCGCAGCTACTGCAGAAAAGGGAGCATTACTAGAAAGATTAAGAGGTTACTTAGAGGATACTTCTAGAGAGAAATTATTAGAGAGAAGAGCATTAGAAGCAGACTACAAGCAAAAAGAATTAAACCTAGTTCCTCAACCTATATTCATCGGGTAATATACTAAGAAATGGCATTATACGGCGAAGCAAGAGATATAAGTCTATTCAGACACATCAATCGAGAGTTGATGCATGATATAATATCCCAACAGGTAGTATATTATAAGTACAACTTAGAACAGACTAAAGTTAATATCTACGGAGAAGCAGCAACCGGAAGAACCTTTCAAGAGCCTATATTACTTTATTCACTGATAGAAAGAGGAGATCAAACTTCCCCAATTCAGGATGAAGTAATAACAGAAGCACAGCCGGTTACTTTTAGATTCTTACGAGATGACCTAGTAGACGCATCACTTCTAGTAGAAGTTGGAGACGTAGTGCAGTGGAAAAACGCATACTACGAAATAGATAATGCAAACGCTAATCAATACTTTGTAGGAAAGAATCCGGATTATCCAAATAAAGATTTTAGCGGAAACAATCCTTTAGAGAGTGATTTAGATAGATTCGGAACAAGTCTTTCTATCATCTGTAGTGCACATTATGTACCGGCAGATAGATTAGGAATAACAAAACAAAGATTATGACATTAAGAGAAATAATAGCAGAAGAAAGTAAATTAGGATATACCTCCTCAGAACCTACCTTAGTAAATAAGGAAACAGGAACATTCCAATGGGATATTACACCGACACCACTATCCGCAGCAGTAGGATCTCTGGATGACGCACTTGTACAGTTGGAAAAAGCAATAAAAGAAAACCCGGAAGATTTAAAACTCGGTAAGTATGAAGAAGCTTTTTTCAAGCTAAAGAAATCACTTAAGTCTCACATTACACGAAACTACAGTGAATGAGCACTAAGAAACCTACACCAAAGACCCAGAGAGAGATCAGTACCTCGTTAGTTAATCCTTACGATAAAGAGAGAGGTGATCCTAATGCTATAACACCTAATAATAAAAATAGAGCGTTACAGGTTTCTGAAAAAGGAGATAAGACTAAGACTTTAGAAGTAACCCTACAGGATCATGATGAAGCTCTTATGTACTACATTAGAGAGGTAATAAAGCCTCATATCGTACAGAACGGAGAAAAAATCGCAGTACCGGTAATATTCTCCTCCCCGGAGAAATGGAAATCATACCAGAAAGATGGGTACTTGCGAGATGTTAAAGGAGCTATGATGGCACCTTTAATACTGTTTAAAAGGATCTCTATCGCTAAAAACAAGACTATAGCAAACAAACTAGACGCTAACCAACCTTACAACTATATAGTATCAGGAAAGACGTACAGTGCAAAGAACGCATATTCAAACTTTAATGTATTAAACAATAGAAAGCCGGAAAAAGAATACTATGCAGTAGTAGCACCAGACTACCTAACATTAAACTACACCTTCATACTATATACTTATTTCGTAGAGCAGCAGAACTCAATAGTAGAAGCGCTGCAGTATGCATCTGATTCTTACTGGGGAGATCCTGAAAGATTTAAGTTTAGAGCAACTATCAACCAATTTGGATTTCAAACAGAACTAACAGGAGATAACGAAAGAGTTGTCAGAAGTACTTTTGAGATTAAACTAGACGGTTATATAGTACCAAACACCAGACAAAAAGACCTAAACTCTCTAAAGAAATTCAGTACTGCAAGTACAGTAACTTTCAATACAGAGACTACTAGTAATATAGACGAAGTCTAACTCCTAAAGATACTGCTTTTTTTTAGATGAGAAAGAAACCTTCGAAGGAAATTCATCTATTTATTATTAAACCTTATTTAAAATGGCAGAAACTTTAATATCAGCAGGCGTTCTTGCAAGAGAGAATGACCAATCCTTTATTACACAAGGACCAGTAACCGTAGGAGCGGCAATAATAGGCCCTACCGCGAAAGGACCTGTAGAGGTTCCAACTGTAGTTACATCTTATAGCGATTACCAAAACGTATTTGGAACAAGTATTACAAGCGCAAGCAATGCATACACGTACTTTACTTCCGTAGCAGCTTACAACTACTTTAATAACGGCGGAGAGTCTTTATTAGTAGCAAGAGTTGTGACCGGATCATACGCACCAGCAGAAGCTACAGTATATGGATCAAGTAGCATCGCAGCTGTAACTTTCAAAACTTTAGCAGAAGGTGCTGTAATGAACAGTACTTCTTCTTTAAACTCTGATGGATCAATGGACAGTGGTTCTGTAGATAACGTTAGATGGGAAGTAGCTAGACGAAATGTTAATACAGGTACATTTGACCTACTAGTAAGAAGAGGAAATGACAATACAAACGACAAATCAGTACTAGAAACTTGGACTGATTTATCTTTAGATCCATTCTCTCCAAACTATGTAGCGAAAAGAGTAGGAGATCAATCATCTACCTACGCTGAGGACGGTACTAGTTACTACCTACAGACTAGCGGATCTTATGCAGTAGCATCAAAGTATATCCGAGTAGAAGCAGTAAATGCACCTACTCCAAACTATCTAGATAATGCAGGAGCACCTAAATTAGCATATACAGCATCTATTCCCTTTGTAGCGAGCGGTGGATTTGATTCTGCAACCGGTACTGTAAAGAACGGAGCTAAATTCTACGATGCGATAGACGGTACAGATACACAAGGACTTACAGGCGGATGCTACACTAACATGATTAACTTGTTATCGAACACCGATGATTATAAATTTAACATTTTATTAACACCGGGCCTATACGATGCTGAGTACACTTCACAGGTAACTTCTATAATTTCTAATACACAGCAGAGAGGAGATAACTTATATGTTATGGACCTAGTAAAGTACGGACAGACAATTACAGACATAACCACTGCAGCAGGAAATAGAAATACTTCTTATGCAGCTTCATACTGGCCATGGGTTCAAGTAATGGATCCGGATTTAGGAAAACAAATATGGGTTCCTGCATCAACAGTAATGGGCGGTGTATTTGCTTATAACGATACAGTATCCGATCCTTGGTTTGCACCAGCAGGTATAAACAGAGGTGGATTAGGACAAGTAATCAGACCAGAGAGAAAATTAGCTCAAGCAAGTAGAGATACATTGTATACTAGCAAAGTAAACCCAATCGCTTCATTCCCGGGAACAGGAGTAGTAGTTTACGGTCAGAAAACATTACAAACTAAAGCATCAGCTTTAGACCGAGTAAATGTTAGAAGACTTTTAATTGCAATGAAATCTTACATCTCTCAAGTAGCACAGAATTTAGTATTCGAACAGAACTCAACTTCTACTAGAAACAATTTCCTTGCACAGGTTAATCCATACTTAGAAAGTATTCAACAACGACAAGGATTATATGCTTTTAGAGTAATAATGGATGATAGTAACAACACTGCAGACGTAATTGATAGAAATCAATTAGTAGGTCAGATATACGTACAGCCTACAAGAACAGCAGAATTTATCTATCTAGACTTCAACATTACGCCAACAGGAGCAGCTTTTCCAGCATAACCAATAGCGTAAATGAGCACATATTTAAACTCACCAGGAGTAGCCTCTAGAGAGGTAGACTCCTCACAAATAACAGGACAACCAACAACAGTAGGAGCTGCAATAATCGGCCCTACTGTTAGAGGTCCTGTAGAAGTACCAACCGTAGTATCAAGCTACTCTGAATACGTAAATGTATTCGGAGATAGTTTTACTTTCGGAGATCCGTACGGAGCAAAGGATACAACATACTTAACATCAATTTCTGCAGAAAACTACTTCAACGCCGGCGGAGATTCTCTATTAGTTACAAGAGTAGTGTCTGGATCTTATACAAGAGCAACATCCACTCCTATCTTAAACGCCGCAGCAATAGGGACATCACTACCAGTAGGAGTAGACACAAATTTAAGTTCCTCTATAAGCACCTTCCCTACCGGAGTACAGTGGGGAGCTTCTTTCACAGTAACGCCTACTGGAGGGAGCGGAACAGGTCTAGAGATACAGTACCTACCCACTAGAGTTAGAAGCCACGGTACATGGGTAGAGAAACACCAGATAAATGTAACTAAACCCGGCACTGATTACGAAGTAGGCGATATATTAACAATCCCAGGAGCTCAACTAGGACTTAACCCAGCAGGAAGACTAATCACAGGAGAAAATAACCTAAGCCAAAGTATTGTAGATTTTTACGGAGATGAAAGAAAGCAGCTCGGCGGCGGAGCCTCACTACAGGGATGGGCATTCTTAACCGGATCCTGGGGCACTGGAGCAGTTAACTACACTATAACAGCAGTAGGTTCTTATGCTTCAACTGTATCTCTTTTAGAGATGCAACCACCTAGAAGCCCTTTAAAAGCCCATGATAACAACTTCGATATAGGAGAAAAATACTCCGTGCCTTATTATGCCGCAGGAAGATGGCAAAGTATAACCTGGACATTAACTGCAAATAACTTCGAAACCCATGTACCTCTTCAAATAACTCTTCAAGGACCAGATGTAGCAGTACAAACCGGGGATGTAGCTTTCGAATTAGATACTCTTTCAAAAGGGGAGGTAATGAATAGCGCTAGTCCGAGTACAAATGCTCTAGAAAACGGAACTGCAAATAACGTACGATGGGAAATACCAACTGTTAATACCTCATCAGGGGAATTTAGTCTACTTGTAAGAAGAGGAGATGATACATCTAATGAGAAAATAGTATTGGAAGTATTTAACAGGCTTTCACTAGATCCAAATTCACCGTACTACATAAGCAAAGTAATAGGAGACCAGGTTCAAACAGTAGCAACTGAAGGAACAGACAGTTACTTAGAGACTACAGGAGATTATGCGAACAGGTCTAAATATATTAGAGTAAAATCAGTAGCGTACAAAACTCCAAACTACTTAGGAGCAACAGGAACACCTTCAGCATTATATAGATCCTACCTACCAATAGCTCAAAGCGGATCTTTCACAGGAGCACAAGGAGCAGAAACTCCAAATGGAAATGCAAAATTCTACAAAGACATATTAGAAGATTCGCTTTACACCTCGCAAGGAGTACCTGCAGAAAGTTACGCTTCTGCAATAGCTTTAATGGCTAATAAGGACGACTATAGGTATAACATTATAACAGTACCAGGTTTAACTTACGCAAACACTGCACATGTCTCAACTCTAACTACTTTAGTACAGAATACACAAAATAGAGGAGATGCAATCGCAGTAGTAGATGTAGTTAACTATGGAGCTAGTATAGCATCAGTTAAATCAGCTGCAGCAGCAATTAATTCTTCTTATGCAGCAACTTACTGGCCATGGGTAGAATTACAAGATCCTAGCACAGGTACGAGAGTAAGTGTACCCCCTTCAACCATAATACCAGGAGTATTTGCATATACAGATAAAGTAGCAGCACCTTGGTTTGCACCAGCAGGTTTAAAACGAGGAGTACTAGGAACTACAGTAGTGGGAGAGCGAAAGCTATCGCAGACTACTAGAGATGAGCTATATACAAGTAAAGTAAATCCTATAACATACGTAAACGGAGCAGGATCAATAGTGTACGGACAGAAAACCTTACAAACTGCAGCATCTGCTTTAGATAGAATAAATGTAAGACGTCTGCTAATAGAGATGAAAACCTACTTTGAACAAATAGCAGGAGGAATAGTATTCGAACAAAACTCTGCTGCTACTCGAAATAGCTTCATAAACAAAGTAACACCTTACCTAGAAAGCATTCAACAAAACCAAGGATTATATGCTTTTAAGATAGTAATGGATGAAACAAATAACACAGCTGACGTAATTGATAGAAATCAACTAGTAGGACAGGTATACATACAACCTACCAAGACTGCTGAGTTCATTTACTTAGATTTTAACATCACACCAACAGGAGTAGCTTTTCCAAGCTAAGAAAGTAATTAAAAGATAAATTAAACTATTTATAACTAAATAAGACAACGACATGGCAATATTAACTCAAGACGAGATTTTCTTCACACAGTTCGAACCTAAAGTACAGAACAGATTTATTATGTATATGGACGGCATACCGACCTATATGATTAAAGGCTTATCAGGACTAGGATTTGAGCAAGGAGAGATTATACTTAACCATATAAACACCTATAGAAAAGTAAAAGGTAAATTAAGATGGAATGATCTTTCTATGACATTATTTGATCCGATCACTCCTTCAGGAGCTCAGGCAGTAATGGAATGGACTCGTTTACATCACGAATCTGTAACAGGTAGAGACGGCTATAGTGACTTCTACAAAAAAGA